AGCAATATTAAATTTATCAATTGAGTTATAATAATTAATTAAATATGTATAATCCATATTATTGTGTATTAATATAATAATATAGATAATTAAATTTTATCTCGAACTTTATTTATTTTAGTTTCAGGTTTAATTGTTTCGTTTGATCTATTTAAATTACGTTTACTTAATATTGCTTGTATAGATAAGATTGTTTGTTTTGGTTTAAATTCTTTACTTTTAATTGTAGAAGTTTGTTCATAAATTGGTGGAAATCCACCTAAACTAAATTTCTTAGATTCACTCATTTGCTATACTATATATATGTATATATATATATTATAAGAAAAAAAATTAAATTAAAAGTTAATAATTTTAAATCGTATTCCATTAATAATTAATAATTGTTTAATATCTTCTAAATCATTTGTATCTACACAAATATAAGAAAGTCTATTATTTAATTTAATTTTTACTGCAGTTATTTGTCTTTCTTCATCTTTACTTTCCACTCTCTCTAACTCTTCTTTACTTTCTTCAACCTTTTCTTCATTTAATTTTTGAATCTGTATTGGTTTCAAATAATTATATAAAAAGAATAATGAACTAACAGTTAATGCTCCAATTGCCGTACCTCCAATAATTACTCCAGTGTTATCAATTGGATCATCATAAACAGTAACGTTTATTGGTAAATTACTTGAACTTGGATAAGGTATCATCATAAATAATGGAGATGTTGATGCACTAGCTGAACCATTTGTTGGCCATGGTGTTATCATAAATTGTGGTGTACTTGTTGAAGTTGGATCTGATGTTGGTTTTGAAGATGGATATGGAATACAATATACTAATGGTGTAGTAGTTACATTTGCTGAAATAGTAGATGTAAGTGATATCGATGATATTGATTGTGTAAGGGATGATGTTACAGAAACAGTATTAGATTGTGTTGATTGAATTGAATTAGAAATAGATTGTGAGATAGATTTTGAAGAACTAATACTTTTTGAAATAGTTGAACTTAGTGATGGAGTTAATGATGTAGTCTCAGATACTGTAATTGATTGTGAACTAGTTGAACTTAGTGATGGAGTTAACGATTCAGTTCTAGATACTGTTGCCGATACAGAAGAACTAGGAGACTCAGATAAAGAAGTAGATGATGTAACTGATTGCGAACCTGTAGAACTAATTGATATAGATAATGATGTACTTATAGATTGTGAAGGTTTAACAGAAACAGATTCACTTGCTGTTATAGATACAGTAGGAGTGACTGAGGCAGATTCACTTGCTGTTATAGATATAGTAGGAGTGACTGAGGTAGATAAAGTAGGACTCTGTGAAATACTAGAAATAAATGATTCTGTTGCAGAACTACTAATTGAAGCAGAATTAGATCTTGCTGATGTTGTACGAGATACTGAAACAGACATGCCTGGAGTCCGAGAGACGGAACGAGTCAAGGTTGGAGTTACTGATGAAGATGCAGGAACACCTACAGTGCCAGCAAAATTATAGGAACATGTTGGGCTTTCATTTGTATAAGTGATATCGGTTGTAGGTCCATAGGAATAAGTAATATATGAGTTGCGTTTTCCTGAACATCCTGCTACCGTGGAACCTTGTGTATAAGAACAGACGCATTTATTTAAGGCATTTATCTGACAGCTCTGGAATTGTCCCATGGAAATATAGCCGCCGCCATAGGCCTGTGTCACATTAATACCTGTATTAACAATAATCCAGCCACCTGATAAAGTAATAGCCGTTCCATAAAGAGTGCTAACCGAATAGCAGATACCACTAGGAGAAATTGTAGGACTTCGTGTATGAGTTCTTGATGGACTAACACTGATGCTATTAGATGCAATGATTGATGTGGAAGAGGTTTCAGAAGCTGTTTGAGAGGGCGTTAAGGTTATAGAAGATGTTTCAGACGGCGTCAAGGTTATAGAAGGTGTTTCAGACGGCGTCAAAGTTGTAGAGGGTGTTTCAGAAGGCGTCAAGGTTGTAGAGGGTGTTTCAGAAGATGTTGGAGAGAAGGATATAGATATGGATGGTGTTTCAGATATTGTTAAAGATGGAGTTTCTGACAAAGTCAAAGAAGGAGTTTCAGATGGAGTCGAAGAAGAAGTTACAGATGGAGTCGAAGAAGAAGTTTCTGACAAAGTTGAAGATGGAGTTTCTGACAAAGTCGAAGATGGAGTTTCTGACAAAGTCGAAGATAAAGTTACAGATGGAGTTTCTGACAAAGTAGGAGATGGACTCTGTGTAACCGAAGGCATAACTGAATTAGAAATAGTTGGTGAACTAGTTATTGAACTAGATATAGTTCCTGTTTGAGTTAGAGATTCAGTTCTAGTAGATGAAGGACTAATAGATGATGAAGGAGGTAAAAGAATATTATAAGAAATAGAATAAATTGGATCATCATTAATATTAGTTATAATTGGAATAGGATCTGGAAATAAAATTGTTATAGTATTATTTTGAGGAATACCTACAGTAGCTAAACTAGTACCAATAAAATCTATATATTGCCATTGATTTTCCTCACCACACCATGTTAAACCACACTCTGAAAATCCACCATTAATTGATTGGGATATTGCATCACAACTACAACATTGTGTATTATAAGTTCCAGAAACTCCATTCATTGTAATAGATTCTCCAGTATATGCATATCCATTACCAAAAGTTTGAAAAGCTATTTGATGAATTCCAATATTTCCAGCTGTTGAATTAACTGGAGCTTGTAAAGTAATCATATTTGTTGAAATGGGTGCAGTACCAGTACATGTATTACCGTCTATTACACCATTATATACTTCAAATAGAGACATTGATGGTATTAACCATAATAGTGTTGTAAATATTCGTAAATTATTTACAAAATTATTAAACATTTTTGTATACATATTATTTATAAAATATTATTTTAAAATTGCTAATTAGATTTTTCATGGCAAATTCTAACTTGATATTTATATATTTATTATTTTCTTTATATTTATCAACTATTTTTTCATTACCAATATTATATTTTTTATTAAATTTAATACCATTGTCATATACACTAATTATATTTTCAAAATTATTATAAATTATAATTGGTATATTTAATATTTTATTAACAATATATAATTCGACCATATAATCATCATATAATTCTATATTTTTCATAATTATATTTTTATAATCATGAATTTCTTTTTTAATATTAATATTAAAAGTATTAAATAATGCAACTAAATTAATGCGATTATTTTCATTTCTTAAAAAATCAATAATTAATGATTTAATATAATTAGTTATATCAGTTTGTAAATTACTGTAATATCCTAAATTACGTACGTTATTATCTAATAAATCATTTTCAATCCAATAATAATTATTTGCAATGGCTCGATATATACCATCACTGTAATTAACTAATTGAATAATTTTATTTTTATATTCTTCTGGTGGATGTTCAATAAGATTATCATCTATTTTTTTACCGAATCTTTTTTTACCTAATATTGGTATATTATCTTCGCCATATATTTCAGATAAAACTTTATCAACATTTAAACTATTACTTTTAATAATTTTTTGTTTATTTCTATTTGTAAAATTATTATAATCATTAATATCACCAATAGAATATTTATCTTTATTAATTAATTCAAAATATTTATATTCATTACTTAATATTTCATCAACTAATTTATTAACATATGTAATAATGTAATCTTTGGTTAATCCCATTTTACATTCATTATTTTTCCATGCACATAATTTATTAGTAGTGCATTTTTTATCATCATTATTTGCTTCACAAGTTTCAATTATATTTTTAGTATTATAGTCATTTAATTCAGGAAGTTTTTTAATTGTATGAACCATATCACCACCTATAAAACCTCCTTTTTTAGAGTCATCTTCATCATCATCTTTATTTTTTATTATATTTAAATATTTAACAAGATCTTTATTAACAATTTTATAAAAAAATTTTTTAATAGCATAACTTTTATCTTCATATGATTTTTTAGAGTAAAATAAATCATTTAATTTTTCTAATAATTCATCATCTAATAAAACAAAATTACTTAATTCTAATTTAAATTGTTTATAACCATCAATTTTATAAGTATCAATATTAACATCAACTACTCCTTTTTTATCATTTATATTTAAACCTTCTATAATTAGTTTATCAATTTTATCATATTGATTTCTTTTTTCTATACCAAATTCTTTAATTCCCATTTTTTTACTTAATTTTTGAATACTGTCTTTTGTCATTTCAACTAATTTAATAGGAATACTAATTTCACGACCATACATTAATCCATCAACAGAATATTTTGATTCTTTTTTACCTTCTTTTTTTTCATTATGATATATTCCAGAAGGATAAATTTTTAAGATATTATATATTTCATTAATTGTTTTATTTATATCAGTAATATATTTTGTTATTTCTGAATCATATTGAATATCTAAATTAGGAATGGAACCACTTACAGTACATGGTAATAAAATATTATTTTTAGATAAAAGATATTTGCATTTAAATTTAGCATCAATTACTTGACTAACGATATCTTTACTATATTTATAATAAATATTTTTTGCAGTTAAAGATAAATCATTAGTTATTAAATCTTTACAATTTTGAGCAGTATAATCGATTATATTTTTAATTATATTTGAAGAAGAATTAAATATTTTTTGAATTTGAATAGTATCATCTTTTGCTCCTTTTTTAAGGAAAAATACAGGATAATATTGGGATACTTCTTTTATTAATATTATTGAAGGTCTATCTGGATAATAAATAGTATTTTCTATATTTTTACATATTAATACATAATCATCTTTTTGTATTTTTGTATCATTTTGAATAACAAATTTCTCTTGTTTCATAAAAATAAAAATATTTAAACCCTCTTTTTTAATAACATCTGGAAGTGATATTAGATCATCTAATAATTCATAATCTAATACACTACTATTTTTGATAAATGTAATATATTCTTGAATAGAATCAAATTGATTTCTAATATTACCATTATTTAAGCTAGTAAATAATTTTAATTTTTTATCATTGTCTAATACACTCACTAATTTATCTTTTAAATCTTCTCCAGTTATATCTAAACAAGCAGCAATTGAATTAATATATGGATAATCTTGTTTAACACCATTTTTAAAATAATAACCAGTTTCAGAAGATGTTAGATAATTATTTTTTATAATTTTTGTATTTTTATTAATAAAATTAAAAAATATGTCTAAATATTTTGGTAAGAATGAATATCTACCATCTTGTAATTTATTTGTATCTTGTAAGATATATATTTTATCTGTTACAACTTTTTCTTTTACAGCAAGTGAACTTGCATCACTTCCAACACCAATACATTTTTCATTAAAAGCTTTTTTAGCTTTATTATTACTATCAAATGGATCTTTAATAAAACAGCAAGGCATACATAAACCAGTTGGATTATTACTGCGAGTTAAAAATCCAACATACATATATTTACCATTATCTAAGGGATCACAAGTAAAATATAAATCATCCATACCTTTTGATTCACTTACTTTTGCAGCTTTTAAAATTATTTCTGTATTTTTACCATTAATTTTTGTAGTAACTTTTTTTTCATAAACATTTGTTTTGTCATTTAATTTGTAGCCGATTTTAACTAATTGAGATATTGTTTTAGTAGTATTAACAGTTGGTCTTCTTTTAATTTTACCACTGTTTTGACAAGATCGTGTCCATTGATTTTGTCCTTTTTCTGGTTTAAATCCTAATCTTTCTTTATCTAAATTTGTAATTTCTTTAACTTTGGATGAACTTGCATCAGTATTTTCTACAATTTCTTCAACTTTATTTCTTCTTTTAGCAATATTATTCAATCCTTTTAGTATATCTACTATGTATTTTTTTTCTTTATTTTTCTTAAAATAAATATCTTCATACAAATATAGCATTATAGAAATAAACTCACATATACTATCTAATTGTTGTTTATTTCTAGAACCAGATATACGCAATTTATAATTATCCTTATTTTTTCCTTGTAAATTTACATCAATACCAGGAGCTTTAAATCTTGGAATATTTTCAAATTTTCGAAGAACTCTACCAGCCTTCTTTAGATATGGAAATTTATCTCTAATATCTTTTATTTTTTGTTCAGCAACTTTATCGACTAAATTAAAAGAATTACTAATTTCACGAATCATCTTTTTTTCATCATATTCAAAATTTCTTAAAAAATATAATATTCTTTTTTCTAAACTGCGATCACTTTCATAATTACTTACTCTTTTATATCTAAGATAAGTTCCGTACTTGCCAAAATCACTTTCCGTTTCTATTTTTTCTTTTGCTTGTCTCTTTCTTGGATTAATAACTACTGCAATATATGGGTAAAATAATCTTGCAAAATCATCTAAATCATTGTGATTTATTATGTGATTTGTTTCAATTTTCTGAATAGTATTAATAAATGCAAATTTAAAATCACTATCATTTGGGATATATAATTGTAAACGAGTATTTTCATCATTTATTTTTTTAATTAAATCTTTTACAAATTTATATGTATTTTTTATATCTTCAAATGATGCCTCATCATCTTCTTTAAATTGAATTTTATATTCTACTCTACCACTATCATTTAAATTTACAGATATATATTTATTAGCAGATGAATCATTTAAATTAACTTTTATTTTGAAACTTATACCATATGGTGCAGTTTCAAACCATTTATTTAAAATAGCATTTTTATCCTTTTCAGAATTAGCTGAATTGAACTTATAAACTAAATTTCCGTCTCCTTGTTGATATTGAATAAAAGGATAAGTTTCATTAACAATAAAATTATCGAATATTCTAAAAAGATCAACAACTAAATTAGATTTCTTGATATTAATATTTTCTAAATTAATAGTTTTATTATTATATTTGGTCATAAATAAATTGATATGTGTAACAACTTGAGTAATATAATTTTTTTTGAGATAAGATTTATAAATATCTGGTGTTTGTTTTATTTCTTCAATAATTCTGGTGATAGTATTTTCCATACGATTGTCATTATTGATGTTATTATAAGTTTTCATAATTAATTCAGCTTCATCTTTTTTTGAATCATTCAGATAATCAATAATATATTTAAATTCTTCAGACGAAATACTTAAAAAATAAATTCTTACATATATATCAAATAAATTTTTTAAACTGTCATTATCAGTAGAATAATTTTTACCTAATTCATTATAAATATCAATCATATAAATTTCATTATTAGTGTAAAAATCATTGTAATCATTTAAAATATTATATTGATCATTTTCTACTCTAATATTAGAACCATATTTTTTAATATTATCTCTTAATAATCTTAGATTTCCTCGAAGTGATTCATATATTTTAATATTATCAAGTGGTTCTATGTAAATTTGCAATAATTCATTTCTACGAATCCATTTTTGTCCTAACATAAATTTATCATATTTAACCATAACACGATTATCAACTAATTCGTTATAGTAATATTCAGACCATAAATATATTCTTGAAGGGAGTAATAATTCTGAATTTTTATCAAAAATTCTATTTTTTTTAATAGAACAAGTAATTTTATTTTTTATATTTTTAATGGTATCATTTTTATAAATATAATTATTAAATATATAATTTTTATTAAATACATTTTTTAAACTCTCGTCATAATTAATATTATCCTTAGAATTATCAAAAGATATAAGATCATTTAATTTTTCAATTTTATCATAATCTTTATCTTGTTCTAAAATTTTTTCAATTAAATCGCTAGTTTTTTTAGTATCTTTTTCATTTTCTATTACTAGATCTAATTTATCTTCTGTAGAATAAATATTTTCTAATTCTTCTAATGATAATTCTTCGTTAACTTCTACTTCCACTTCAGAATTTACTTCCGGATTTTCTTCAGATTTATTAATTGTATCTACAATATTATCCTCTAAATCTGAATCATCATCATCTGAATTTATACCTCCAGTACCACTACGATTTGATGAATCATCTAAATTCTCATTTTTCTTAGATAGTTTTAAAAACTTATCATATGATTTATTTAAATATCTTTTCATTTTTTCATCATTATTTATTTCTTTAATATCTGCACTTTTATCTTCTGATTGTTCTCTACCTAATTTTTGATTAATGTTAATTTTATAATCTAATGTTTCATCATTTTCAATAGTCTTTGAAAATTTGCTTAATCGATCTCTCTTAAAAATAGTTGCATAATTAAATGAAGTTTTACCGGTAATTTTATATTCTTTAATATGTTCATCGTACCATTCTTTTCCTAATTTATCAATAATTTCTTCTGCTTTTTGTTTAGATTTCCTAATATTTTCAAAACTAAAATCAATATGATAGTGTATAAAAAAGAATGTATACCATTTTTTACCATAAATTTTTTCTAGTTCAATAATTTCCTTTTCATTTAAACTGATTAATGAATCAAATAAATTTAAATCTTTAATCTTTTTAAGAATCTTCTGAATTGTTAAATTAACTAAATTGCCAAGAAAAATATAAATATGGTATTGATTTTTTCTATTATTATTTTTAACTTTATATATTACTTTAATAGGATCTTCCATAATATAATATTTTATATAATAAATTTATTAATTATATAAAATAATCAAATCTGTAAATTACCCTAGTATGCTTGTAGTTAAAATCATACCACAATATTCTACTGGATACGAAGCATAATCTCTATAATGATATAAACCTAATTGGACTGCTCTTTGCAATAAAAATAAATTAATTTTTGCAAATAATCTAGTATGACCTGTTTCAGGACATCCAATGTGAGAAATTTCGTGAATTGCTACATACATTAATTCATTAATATCATGTATTTGATTATTTGTTTTAGATCTAATACAAAAAACTAATTCTTCTCCTTTATTAATGCTGTATGAAGTTAAATCATTTGAACCTTCATTTTCTCTAACTTTTACATTATCAATTTTATTAAATATAGTTTCAATAAAAGGTTTAAATTTACGTAATTCTGCATCATTTGTTGATTCTGATCTTTTTTTTAATGTTGAAATTAAAATCTTTAGATTATTCATTAAATTTGCTAATAAATTTGCAGAATCTAATTTAGTATTTAGATCTCTTACTAGATATTTTTTTTTATCAAACGCAACAACCAAACTCATTTTTTCAATAGTTTGATTTTTTCGTCTTAAATATAGAATTGTAAAAATAATAAATAAAAGTATAATTATAACTTTTTTATCCATAAAATAATTTATATTTAATTTTTAATTTCTATTATAAATTATATATAATATGGGAATCGGTTCTTCTAATACAAAATCTTTACTTGACGATAAATTAAAACTAGCACTACAATCAAGTGACCATAATCAATCAGAAGAAAAAATTAATTCTGATAATAATAAACGTTCAAATAATTATGTGAATTCTCGTGCTGGCTCACCTAATTCACAGGGATCACTACGAAAAATATCACCACGAAGAAGATCACCACGAAGAAGATCACCACGAAGAAGATCACCACTAAGAAATAGATCACCAAATAGAGAAGTTCCACTTTCAGCTACTTCATCTGATCAATATCCTAGAGTAAATCTTAGTGAATTATCTAAAACTAGTGAAAATCCTGCTAGCACAGAAACTCCTGTTAGAATGAATCAAACTCCAAATCCCTCCTTAAATCAAGCTCTTGAAAATGCTCTAGTTACATCACCTGAACCACCTACTAGAGCAATAACAATGTCAGAAATGCCCCCATTAACAGCTCCATTAGCTCCAACAGTTTCAAAAACTCTTGAATTAAATCCATCAATATTTTTAACATCTGAAACAGA